ACAACTGTTGCAGGAACTACTCCTGCTGTGACAGTAGTTTATGAGGGTGCTAAGAGTTATTAATGACCTCACTGAGTGAACTTTTAAATGGTAATAGTGTATGGGCGCAAGTACTTATACGCTATGGTATTGTAGGTGCAATAGCTGGTTATTTAGTTTATATACTTGGTTCGCAGTTTATTACTGGTCAAACTGCTATTAATAAGAGTTTAGCTGACGGACAGATTTTAATTCAGCATGAATTAGAATTTCATGAGATTGAACAGAAATTTTATCTTCATGCAATTTGTATTAACGTAGCAAGAGATGAAACAGCTAGGGCATTGTGTGAAACGAAATAATGTCTATCTCTCTAGCTAATAACATTATAAGCAGTGACCCAGGTAATGGATTCTATGAAGATGTTCTTCGTGAAAAGAATATCAAACCGCATCCAGTTCAGGAACAGCTCTTAACTCTTCCCGATGAAATCTTTGAGGCTCTTTATGGCGGCGCCGCATACGGTGGGAAGTCTTGGATACTCACCCTACTACCGCTATTTAGAGGTTTCTATAAATTTAGAGGATATAAAGGAATCATTCTTCGTAATAAGTTCCCAGATTTGGAACGTGAAATAATTCGATTATCCAAAGAATATTATCCCAAGACAGGAGCTAAATATAATGAACAGAAACATAGTTGGGAATGGCCGGAGTTTAACTCCTATCAGGACTTTGGTCATGTTCAACATAGTTCAGATATTAGTATGTATGATTCTTCTCAGTACAATTATTGTGCCTTTGATGAACTTACCCATTTTGCAGCACATCCTTATCATTACATGGTTGGTTCTCGCGTCCGTCCTAGCTCCAGTTTTAATATTGCTATAGTTCGCAATGGTAGCAATCCCGGTGGAATAGGTCAGACATTCGTTTATAATAGATTTGTTAAACCATATGAAGACGGCTTAAAGGTTATCAAGGATACTAGCACAGGACTTCTTAGAATATTTATCCCAGCTAAAGCGGAGGATAATCCTTATGGAATGGAATATGATCCTCTCTATGTTAAGAAGCTAGAAATTCTCAAAGTTACATCTGAGGCAGAGTATAAGGCAAAAAGATATGGTGACTGGCATGCCTATAAAGGATCAGTCTTTACTACCTTTAGACCGATTAAATTTATTGGCGAGCCAGATAACGCATTGCACGTTATTAAATCATTTCAAATACCTGAATGGTGGCCAAAAATATTGTCAATTGACTGGGGAAAACGGGCAATGTGCTATGCAATGTGGGGAGCCATTGCACCAAATCATAAAGTTTACATTTACAGAGAACGAAGTTGGTATGGAAGAGATATCCCCTATTGGGCTTCAGAAATCCGTGAGATAAACAATGAGAATGATGAAACTCCTGTTCATACTATCTTATGTGGTAGTGCTTGGCAAAATAGAGGTGGTGAACTTATTGCCGATGAATTTCAAAAGTATTCAGACTTAGTTCCAAGTAGCTCTGAGAATACTCCTGGCAGTAGAGTAGCTGGATTACAATTAATACATGATATGTTAAGGTGGGAAAAGAAAACTTCCTTACGGTCTAAGACCGAGTTTTATGATATGAGTGTAGCCCAAGAAATTTATAGAAACTATGGACCAGATGCATTAGAGAGCTATAAGAAGCAATTTTACGATGAACCTGAAGAAGATAATCTTCCGGTTCTTCAAATCTTTGAGAATTGCAAAGTTCTGATTGATACTATACCAATGTGTATTTATGCAGAGGATAAACCTGGTAAACCGGCTGAAGATATTGCCGAATTCGATGGTGATGATCCTATTGATGATTTAAGATATTTCTGTAAGGCGGCTAAGAAGTTTCTTGCCGGTGAAATTAGTGGATTAGATTTAGCAGCTAGGAAGCAGCAAATCATTGAGCAGAGAAATATTACAGGTGATATGACTTCCTTTTATCGACAGATGGAGAAGATAGAGAAAGAAAATGTAATGACATTAAATGATTGTATCCCTGTTTCTCGACGTTCGAGGTTCGCAAGGAGAATGAACTGATGACTAGACTCATTCTTCGTCTACTTGGAATTAGAGATTTTGAAGTCTGCCAGAGTTGTGAGACTCTTAAACAACAGTTAGCTTTCGAGAGAGATGAGAAGAAGCAGCTAACTGAAACACTACTAGCAATTATTCATCCCAAGGTTATAGAGCAACCTACTGTAGAATTAAATCCTGTTACACAGATTTCAGGACTCTTCAGCCGTAAGAGAGCAGCCTTAGAAACTAAAGATAGAGCAGAGGCTCAGATTATTAATGAAGCTAAACATTTAGGGAAGCCTGATTTTGCTAATCAGAAGAATGAACAGGATAATAGAGATATACATAAATTAGAACAGGAACTCGGTGTTGAGGAAAAGGAAGCATAAGAATGGCAAATTCTGCTCCGGCTACTGTAACTGTTACTGGTTCAACTGGACCAGGACAAGCTGTAACAACTCTGAAGTTTACAGATGTTCTTTCTGTTGAATATGATTTTGAACATAATGTGGTTAGAGTTAAGAGAGCCGGCTCTGGTGGCATTAGTTATTATGATTATTCAGCATTGGCTACGATTACACAGGTTATCACTGCTGGTAATACTGTAATTGTGATGTCGTAATAATGGCAAATTCTCCTCGCTTAACTGCCACCGTTAAGATTACTGTAAAAGATATTAATGGTAATAATATTGCTAAGCAATTTAATAATGTTCTCTATCTAAATTTTGATTATAATGATGGTACAGTTAATGTTGTTGATTCTACCGGATCATTCTATTTTACTCTATTAACTATTACAAGTCTTACATATACTGTTCTCGGGACTGTCGCTACTGTAGTGATGAGCTAAGAGATGGCAGCATATAAAACTTCTAGTCTAGCTTTTAGTGACCATAATAACATGAGGAATGGTCATGGTTTGTTAAAGAACCTTCCTACTCGTATATCAAAGCAGCATATTGTAGAACATAAGATGTTTGGTTCTAAGAGAGGAAAGACAGGTAAAGATCTTAAGATCGGTAAGAAGTTTCATAAGGGTATGAGTCAGAAATTAACTGGAGATATGAAGTCTTCTGGGATCTCTCCTAGTATTGAAGAGTTTGATAAGATGATGTCTAAGGTAGTCGGTAAGAAATCTAGTGGTTTTAGTAAGAAGCCTTCTTTCTCGCGAAAGATGTTTGGATAATGGCAGAAGAAAAAACTAAAGGGCTAGATGATGAGATTTCTAGCCTTTTAAAAACTGTTGCTGACCATTTCGACAAAGAAGATAGAATGACGCGTGAGCGTCAAATTAGACATATGCGTCGTCTTAAATTATACTGGAATAACTTTAGTCAAATTTATTGGTCCGAAACTGCTCATGACTATCGTATATATAATCGAGATACTAATACAGATACAGACCAAGACTATTATGATAAGCCCGTTAATGTTTTTAAAGCTTTTTTAGAAACTATTATCGCAGCATTATCAATTCAGATTCCGGCTATTAACTGCGTTCCGGATGACGCAGAAAATCCATTAGATATTAGTACTGCTAAAGCTGGTGATAAGATTTCAGAATTAATTTATAAACATAATGATGTAATGTTCTTGTGGCTTCATGCCCTTTATATTTATTGCACAGAAGGTTTAATTGCCTGTTATAGTCATTCTAAAGAAGATAAAGAATATGGAACATATGATAAACCTAAATTTAAAGATGAAGAAGTTCAAGGTTATGCTTGTCCCCAGTGTGGAGCTAGGCAACCAGATGAAGCATTCTCTAATGAAGAGATGCATGAATTTAGTCCAGATGAAGATGATGTAGATATTAAGAATGCACTTTCTGAAGGACCAATCTGTTTAGAGTGCGGTGCTCAATTAGATAAAGATTTACAGAAGACAAAGCTTATTGTTCCTCGTTTAGTCGGTGTAACAAAAGAACCTAAGAGCCGAGTTTGCTTAGAAGTTTATGGTGGATTATATATTAAGGTTGCTAATTATGCTAAGAAACAAAAGGATACTCCATATCTCATTTTTAGTTATGAAACTCATTATGCTAATGCTTTAGAATGTTATTCTGAGTTGAGAGATAAAATTCCTCATGGAGGTTGGAGTAATGTAGGAGTCAATGATCCTTATGAACAATATGGTCGTCTTAATACACAGTATCGTGGTGAGTTTCCAGAAGAGAATGTAACTGTTAAGAATTGTTGGCTACGACCGGCTGCATTCAATGTCCTCCCAGAAGATAATTATAAACGTCTTAAGAAGTTATTTCCCGATGGAGTTAAGTTTGTAACAGTTAATGATATTCCTGCTGATTATAAGAATGAATCTTTAGATGATCATTGGACATTAACTGAGAATCCTATGTCTGACTTCTTAAATCATGATCCTCTTGGAGAGCTTTTAACAAATATTCAAGATATTGTTAATGACTTAATCAGCTTGACATTACAGACTATTGAACATGGAATTGCTCAGACATTTGCTGACCCAGCTCTTGTTAATTTCAATGCTCAACGTCAGATAGAAGCTCAGCCTGGAACTCTTACACCAACAAAGCCTGTTTCCGGCTCTCGTAATATTGGAGATGGATTTTATACTCTTAAACAAGCTGCGTTAGCTCCTGAGGTAATGAATTTTTATAGAATCATTCAGGAACTTGGACAATTTGTTTCTGGTGCTCTGCCATCTATTTTTGGTGGGAATCAAGCTGCTGGCAGCTCTAGAACAGCATCAGAATATGCAATGTCTAAAGGAATGGCATTGCAGAGACTTCAGACTCCCTGGAGAATGATGACTATTTGGTGGAAGAGTATATTTGGTAAAGTTATTCCAATGTATATGAAGAATATGGTTGAGGATGAGAGAGTTGTTGAGAAGAATGATGCCGGTAAGTTTATAAACGTATTTATTAGAAAAGCAGAGCTTGATGGAAAGATTGGTTCTATCGAATTAGAGCCAGATGAGAAACTTCCAGTAAGTGATGAACAACAGGCTGATATTATAATGCAGTTATTCCAACTAAATAATCAAGAGATTAATTCAGCTCTGATGGACCCTGAGAATCTGCCATTTATTAGTAAAATTATTAAGATTCCTCAATTCCATATTCCAGGTGAGGAAGATAGACAGAAGCAATATGAAGAAATTGATGAGCTAGTTAATTCAGCTCCTATTCCTGTCGATCCTCAATCTATGCAATTATATCAGCAAGCAATGAAATTGCATCAGGAGAATCCACAGCACCAGGGAAATGTTCCACCACCTCAACAGCCACAAGAACAACCATCTGTTGAAGTTGATGCTGATGTAGATAATCATCAAATTGAAGCTGCTATTTGTAAGTCTTGGTTAATATCTAGCGCAGGGCGATTAGCTAAAGTAGAAAATCAAAATGGATATAAGAATGTTTTATTACATATGAAAGCGCATACAGCTATTTTAGCACAGCAAATGCAACAGCAGCAAATGCATGATGATCAGCTAAAATTAGCTGGAGTTAAAGATAAGCAGAAAACTTCAGATGGATTTAAGGGTCAGCCTCCTGCTGAAAAGCCTAAGCAATCTGAAAAAGTGAGCGGAGAGAGAAATGCTAAGAGCCCAGTTTCCTAATTTGTTTTATCCTCCGGAAGTATTAGCCCCCGAGAGTAAGCCGATTTCTCCAAAAACGGCTGATGATATTAATGATTTATTTAAAGAAGTTGATAAAGAAGAAGTTGCTAAACCTGAAAAGAAAGAACCTAAAAAGGAAGTAGAAGAACCTGAAGTTGAAGACGAATTAGAACTTGTAGAATCTGAAGAGGATATTGAAAAGCTAGATTTAACTGAGAAGGAAGAAGATCTAAATGTTGAAGCTCCACCTAGGAAGAAAGAGATTTTAAAAGAGTATCCAGAACTCTTTAAGAAGTTTCCCTTTTTAGAAAAGATGATGTATCGTGATAGAGAATATTCTGAACTATTTGGATCATTCGATGATGCTAAAGAAATAGCTGAAAAATCTGAGAGCTTTAGTAATTTCGAAAATCAGCTTCTCTCAGGTAATACTGAAGAGATTCTTCGTGAAGTGAAAACGGCTGATGAGAAAGCCTTCAATATTATTGTAGATGATTATCTTCCAACATTAGCTAAGGTTGATAAAGATGCATACTTTCATGTTGTTGGCAATTTGAATCGAAGATTAATTATGGAAATGGTACAGGAAGCTAATGATACAAATAATGAAGATTTGAAACAAGCTGCTCTGCTTGTTAATCAATTTGTTTTCGGGAGCTCTAAATTTACAGCACCCACGAATCGTGTAGAAAAGAAGCCTGATGCTGAGCAGAGCGAAGCAGAGCAAGAGAGACTTTCTTTTGTTAAAGAGAGATTTGAAACCTCTCGTGATGATTTGCAGACACAGGTAGATAATACTTTGAGAGCAACTGTATCTGATTATATTGACCCTAAAGGTGTCATGTCTGCATATGTTAAAAAGAATGCTGTTGCTGACGCTATGAAGATTCTTTCTTCTTCTATTGCATCAGATAGTTCTGTTGCAAAGAATCTTAATAGACTTTGGCAAGCTGCATTTGATGATAAATTCTCTAGGGATTCATTAGGTAAAATTAAATCTTACTATCTTTCTAAGGCTAAGCCCAATCTCAAAAATGCAATTCTTAAGGCTCGTTCAGAAGCCTTAAAAGATTTACGTCCTGAAACAAGGACAAAAGAGACAGACGATCAAGAAGAAGAAACTTCTCGCAGACCAGCGAGAACAATTACTCCTGGCAGACCTAGCCAACCAAAAGGTAAAAATGACGGACCACGTAAAGGAGAAAGTGTAGCCGATTTCTTTGCTAGGGATTAGGGAGATTAAAAATGCCAGGTGCAGTTGTTGAATCAGTAGTTGCCGGAACTGAACTCGAAAGAGTTCTTCCAAAGGTAACTACTGTCTTTGAGTCAGATGATACATTTTTTGGTAATATTAAGAAGCGTGATGTTGAAGTAGTTTCATATCGTGAGATGCGTGCTCCTATGGAATTAAGACCCGGTGGTAGGTTTGCATATTTTAATCCTGATGGCTCAGATATGGGTCGTGGTGGTGGTCCTACTTGGGATAAGGCTGTATTAAGGCCAGTATTCTTATTAGAAGCTCTTGAATATACTAAGTTAACTCAGTGGTCTACTGATGACCGTCGTAAGAGTGTTATTAATGCTGTTAGACGTATGACTGCTGGAGCTACTGTTGAAATTAAGAGGCAGTTAGATGCACAGTTACAAGGTACTGGAACTGGTCAAGTAGGAACTATTACTGTTGTTGCTACATCAGGTGGTGTTGATACATATACTTTAGATAGCGAGTTTGGTGCGCGTCTTGTTCGATATGATCAGGTTGTTCAGGTTTATGATACTACATTAGCTACATATCGTGGTAAGGGTGTTGTTACATTATGGGACGTTGAGAATAAACAGATTCAGGTTACTCCTGCTATTCTTGGAGCCGTTGCTACTGACGTATTAGTTGTTGATGGAATATCTAATCCTACTGCTTTACCTGGTTTGTATGGTGTTCCATATCATCATAGTAATGCTTCTACTGGTACTTGGTTGGGTTATGATAGAGCTAGTACTCCAGAAATTCGGTCTAACCGAGTTAATGGTGGAAACTCAGCTCTGACATTACCGCTTCCTCGATTAGCTATTAATAAGATTGGAAATAGAGTTGGTATTGATAATAACTTTGATCCCGTTGCTTGGACGCATCCTTGTCAGGCGCAGGCTTATGAAGAGATTGGTCAGTTAATTTCTATTATCCATAAGGCACCTAAAGATGAAGCTCTTAATTTATATTTTGGTGATAATATGCAGCTTGCTGGTGCACCTATTAAACAACATTTCAATTGGTCTAAGAAACGTATTGACTTTGTTGTTAGCTCTATTTGGGGTCGTGCAGAGATTCTTCCTATCGGATTTTATACATCTGATGGTCGTAGAATCTTTGAACTCCGTGGAGCATCAGGTGGTGTAGCTACTGCGGATATCTTCTATATGGTTGTTGGTTTTCAGACATTCGTATTAAATCCGGCAGCTACGGCTTACATTGATGCGCTTGCTATCCCTTCGGGATACTAAGGAGAATAGATAAAATGAATGATAGCCTTTTCCAGAATCTTTCTACTGTACAAAATGGTTTACAGCCTAATCCACCTACTGTTACTGCTGCTGCCACTATTGCTCCTACTACATTCGTTACTGTTCTTACTGGTAATACAGCAGTAGCTACTATTACTCCTCCTGTTCAGGGCCAGCATATGCTTGTTATTGTTCCCGGTACGACTACTGGTTTCACTACTGGTGGTAATATTATTGGTGGAACAACTACCGTTTCGGGTAGAGCATATTTAATGGTCTTTAATCCTATTCCTGATTTTGCTTGGGCTACTACAGGTGGACATTACTTTATAGTCTCTGCTACTACGAGCTAGATTTAAAGATGAGTGGCGGCATCTTAATTTACCGCCACAACTTCTTCTAAGGAGAAAAAATGATTA